TCCCCTCTTAATCTGTCGTCATTCCAGGCTGGAACCGCGACAAATTATGATATTCCGGTGTACTTCCTAAGTGTTTTTGTAGGATCGAAATTCTTTCAGGAAATCCATTAGCCAACTCGTCAAGAGTTATAGAGCCCTTTCTTAATAATTTCGTAATGTCGTAAGATAAAGTTGGGCATCCAGAGACTCTACGTAAGAAATTTTCCACGTCTTCGCCAGGCACATTTCCCTCAGCTAGAGCAGGTTCAATCAAAGTAGCATACAATCCTCGAAGAAAAAGGTAAGTATACTCATTCGTGCCCTTACTGTCATAAGCCATGCCTATCACGGCTAAAACATTGTCTACATTCGAACGGGGAGCACCTGATCCGTATGGTACTTTAACGATTGTTTTGTGTGACGGCCGAAATGGTAATACTGGTGGATAATCAGTATCCAAACCCACCTCTTCTCTTAGAACAAAGTAATGTTGAAGAAAACTTATTCCAGGTATTAACAACTCTCCATATTTACCGACTCTTGATAAAAACGGAAATTGTCCATCATCCTGGATTATAAGTCCAAAGCCTAATACAAACTCTTTGAACTTATGTTCTCCGCACACATTCCATAAATCTGTGGGTGTTGACAGTATATGATCATCTCCATATACCACAAACACAATCGCCCCCGATGCTACAGCCTGCATTACACGAGTGCCATTAGGTCCAGTGGCACAATGCGCTAAGAACAAGAAATATAAATAGCCCATTATCCATGAATTAGCATGAGAAGTTTCATAAGCGCCAGAAGGTAGAACTCCATTCATGACAACAAACCTATCACCCACTGTATTAACAACCTTAACTGCCAGTGAGTCTCCTGCCCATTCAACGAGTTCCTTGAAAAAATCTCCATGCGTCTTGTCCACATCGGAAAAATTATAATATCTCAAGTTCTCGGAGCTAAATAAATTAAGAAGATGCCGCTTTATATGTTTATCCATTTTTTTGACATCCCCTTTTCCCATAGTCACATTTTCTGTGTAACGTAATTGCTTCGCTAATTCGTATGCACCTCCCTTCCACCATCTAAAACCTATTTTAATTAATGAGCCTCTCTCAAT